TGTGCGTCTGGTTTTTCTAATCTTTGTTTAACAATTTTGATTGTCAATGGTGTAGGTGCAAACTTACCTTGGTCTAATAATTTCTTTACAGTTCTACCGTCTTCGGTATTTTGTTTTGCAATTGCTCTTAACATTTCACCTGTGTAGATATGTGGAATGCCTAGTTCTTTTGTAATGATTTCTGAGTATGTTGATTTACCTGAACCAGGTCCACCAATCATAATGATTTTTGGTTTATTGATTGCTTCAAAAAAGTATTGTTTAAATGACTTCATTAGTTCCAACCTTTCGGCATTGTAAAGTTTTGTCTACTAAATTCTAATCTGTCAACCAGTTTAATTGCACCTGCAACTTTATCAACTGCAACATAACCCTCTGGCGATGTCACTCTGTAACCTGTTGATGTTCTAAGAAAGTTACCAATACTTTGTATCTGATTCATTTTTTGTAAAAGTGTTTGTTTAGCCACACCAATTGTAATGTGTGAGGCAATTGCAAAGTATAGGGCTTGTTTATTTCTATCTATAAACTGTAGACCCTCTTTCTTTGCCTTAATAAATTTTTCTTTACCTTTTGGTGTTTTTCTACTATCAATCTCATTCTGTAATATACTTTCAAAGTAATCTCTGAATTGTTTTTGCATAACAGAAACTTTATCCATACTACTATTTGAATTTCTAATGTAATGATTGAAGTATGTTTTTAATCTGTAACCTACAGACAAATCATCTGAGATATTTTTACTCATTAGATTTAAAACAGGAGCAGCCTTTCTAAGAGAGCCTTCGGCCATTCTTATCTGTGCGTCAAATTTAGACAACTCAGATTTATCAAACATAACTTTTGTTTCTTTATAACCTGCACTTGCTAAGAATACATTTCTATTAGATGAACCTGTAACTGTACCAAAACTAGCTGATAAACTATCCATCTTTTTACCATTGTATTGAGTATGAAATACAATACCCATTTTAGCTTTTGAAATTCTATTACCAATATCACTACCCTTAGGTACTGCATATGTAATGGTGTTTGGTGTAAATGATATCATTTTCTCACCATCTATAGTTATATCTTTCAAGTCATTTGTAAATAACAAATCACCTTGTAGTATACCTTTGATGTTAAGTCTGGATAATTGTGTTAAACATACAGTTAGTTTTTGTGCTACAACACCACCATGGTTCTTGTTTATATCTCTAACTGTGTAATTGATTTTAGGTGTTTTGTTGAATACAGATTTTGTACCAACGAAGAATTTACCATTTTCTGGATTAATACCACAAATAATAGCAGGAGCTCCGTCCCATTTGACGGTAATATTGGCTGTGTCACCTGTACCTGCCAACATATTTCTAACTGACTTTAGAAAGTTAACTGCATTGTCACCACCTATCGTACCTCTATTGATGATATCATCTTCAAGATGTTCTAAGTGTGTGTTCTTGTCCTGTGTAAGGAAACCTTTAAAATTAAACATTTATTCTCTCTCATTTTTATCCATTATATCATAAAGTTTGAGGTTTGGCAAGCCCTCTCAGTCAATCCATCAACAAATACCAATACTATTTATACTAAGAAACCTTTATAAAATAAGAAGATTGGTCAGTATTTGAGGCGGCATACCTCACCATCTCAGTTACCACTTTGTTTCTCTTTACAGGTGTGCCTTTGTAAAAGGTTTCTAAGAACAATAAACACATGTACTTTGAAGTTCTAAAGTTATTAGTTCCTTCATTAAACTTATTAATAAAATCTATTTTAGGTAATAAAGGATAGTCAGCCTTTTGAAAGGTGTTTTGTTGATTATAAAATTTTTCATATAAAGTATAAGTTTTTTCTATATCTATATTAGACAATATAGTTTTTTCTGACCAGTTACCACGGCCACCGCCTATATTTTCTCCAATATGTTTTAGACAATAGAAGTTTACATTACCACCACCAATTTTACCACCGGCAGCTGACACGGATTTAATCTCACCTTGCCATGCACTATCACCACTAAATGTTCTAAACTGTACTTCTTGACCACTCATGTACATGTAAATATCTTGTGAAGAAAAGAAGTCTCCTTTTTTACCAAATCTAAATCCCTCATAACTAGCCATGACATTATGGTGTCTTTTTGGTAAATTGTATTCTGTAATTGTGGCGTTTAAGGCTGTTACCTTTTTAAGTGATATGCCTAATAGTTTTGTTTGGCCACCTAATTTACCTGCTCTATCTAAAATTTGTTGATTTAATTCTGACCATGTTTCATATCTATTAGTCAATGGATATTCTGTTGTTTTGTATGTTGACATCCATATGTCACCTGGATTCCACTTATCATTACTAAATGAACCTGGTGCCTGTCTGAGTTCGGACCTTGCGTCTATTTTTGCAATCTCAGCCTTAGCGTCATAGATTTTTTTCATAAAGGTAGAACCTCTGTGAAAGTAAACCGTACCACTAACTTTGTTTTTATATGCTTTAACGATTGCATTGGCTGTTTTAATGAATACATCAAACCATTCGTCAGGACATTTTTTCATAACATCATACAAATTCATATCTGCTTGTACATAAGCAGCGCCTCGACCCAACTCTTCTAATGTAGGTGCTTTTTTAATTTCACCACCTTTTACATTGAAAACATAAGAACAGTAATAACATTGACCTGATTCTGTTATCTTGGTCAAGTCTGCACCGCCACCTGAACCAGCTGCTCCACCACCAAAATCTTGGTCTTTAAAGATTTTAGTTATTAATACAGATTTTGTTTGTTTAGAAGATAATGATGTTTTATAAACTAAAGTTTTAGTTTTCTTATCGTAAGCAACACCGTAAACTTTAGGACCAGTTTCAGTTGCACTAATGACAAAAGGTTTCTTGTCTTTAATTTTAGATTCGACAATAGTATGTCTATCTTGACCAGCGTAAGTACCAGCTGAGGCTGGTTTTGTGAAATCTTTTGTTTGTAAGTATGCCATTTAAACTCCTTATTCTATTTAGGAGTTTTTGGCAACCTTTAATTTGGATTAACTATAATTCCATAAGAATTTAGGAATACCACCATTGTCTTGCCAGACATTGTGTTTATTTTGAAAATCTGCCAATTTTTCTGCGTCTTCTTCGAAGAAATATTTACCTACAATATTCTCTGTAGGTTTTTCTACTACATGCCATAGTATTTTTCTTCCTTCTTTTATCATCTCTACTGAATATGCCAACTTACTCTCCAATTGTCCACCTGGTCTCTTATCACCTTTATGAAATCTTACTTTTTGTGTCTTACTTTTTACCATAACTATAATTTAAAATCGCTAAACTTATTGTAAGCATCCTCTTTTTGTTCTACTTGATTTGCGTCAACTATATTTTGACTTGATTGTTGTACATCATATAATCTCATCTTAGACCTATCAACACCAATAATAAATGCTCTGTTTACGCTTGGGTCATTATATCTATTCTTCAATTGTTTTACTTTCATCTGACCTAGTTTTTCTAATTCTTCATTTGACATTAAGGCAAACATAAAGTCAGCAGTAGCAGGTAGACCAAAAGATTCGGAAGTATCTTCAAGACCAAGGTCTGTACTTACGAAACCAGTTCTAGTTGTTTGTGTTGCACTAAAGATTGGCACATTAGCTTCTACAGCCAAACCTCTTAACTCTTCAGCAATTGCTTTGATGTAGAAGTAAGATGATATATTACCACCTTTAAATCTAGCACTAGAACAAATGTTTAGGTAATCAATAAAGATAACATCTGGTTTAAAACTTTTCTTTAATGCAAGTTCATTAATCAAAGACTTGAAGTGACCACTATGAGCAGACGCTGTTGGATATTCTTTGATAATAAGTTGACCTTGTGTTTTCTCTCTAAGTTTTTTAATCTTGCCATCATATAATGATTGAGGCATATCATGTAAATCTTCCATAGTGACATCTAGTAAGTTTGCGTCAATTCTTTCTGCAATTCTTTCCTCTGCCATCTCTAAAGTAATATACAATACATTAAGACCTTGTAACAAATAACTAGCCGCTACATGACACATGAACAATGATTTACCAACACCAGTACCAGCAAGAGCAATGTTTAATGTCTTACTTGGAACACCACCTTTGGTGATTCTATTCATGTAATCTAAATCAAATTGATATCGTTTCTCTTTTGTATGGTAGAATTTAAATCTTGATTCAGCGTCTTCAATATAATCGTGACCAACTGACTTGTCAAATGATACAGATAATGCCTCTGATAGAATATGTGGTATTGCCTCTGGTGATTGTTTCTTATCTTTGTTATCTAAGATTTTAATACCAGCTAATACAGCGTTGTGTACAGCACGGTCTTTACAAAACTTTTCTGTTGTATTTAATAACCATTGAACATCTGCTTCAGTATTCTCAACACTAACAACATAATCTTTTATGTGTTGTAATTCTTCTTCATTAATATCTCTTCGACTATTCAGTTCAATTAGAATAGCGTCTTTTGTAGGAAGATTATTATACTTCTCAATGAAACCAAAGACTTCACCAAACAATAGTTGTTCAACACGATTACTAAAGTATTCTTCTTTAATAAAAGGTAAAACCTTTCTAGTGTACTCTTCGTTAAAGAAGAGGCTAGAGATTATTGTATTCTCAATCCGTGATTGCTGTACCATTATCTAATTTCTCCTCTAGTAGTTCTATTAAAATGTCGCCGATATAATCTATAAACTCTTTGTTGTCAAGCAAATCTAAGTCATTAGGATTCTTATCAACTGTGTAATCAAATCTCATAGGCAACCTACCATCTGGAAGTTCTTCCTCTTCCTTAGCTAGTTGCACTTTGCCATAATGATAAATTACATCTTTGAATTTACCCTCTGTCAACTTGACACAAGAATGTTCTTCGCCCTCTTTTTGAGCAAAGGTATATCTTCTAGTCTTCGTCTTGTCCGTATGTGAATTTTCTTTTTGTGTAGTCATCAATCTTATCTAATACTTCCTTTGTAAAATACTTCTCTGGATTTTCGTTGATAGTTTTACCAAATACTTTTGTACCGTCATCCATTTCAAATCTTGTAGATACTTTCTTAAAAATACCAGATTCTTCACCAAGTTCTAGTAAACCATAGTGTCTATCTAGTCCTGTTTTGTATGTTAACTTAACATCAATCATTGCATTTTCTTTGGTCAATCTTGACTTATAATTTTTACAATGAATAATATTACCAATAACTTCGGTACCATCTTTGTCTTTTCTTTTACTTAGATATATAATTGATGAAGCGGCGTACTTCAAACCTGAACCACCACCCATTTCTTTTTGTGGGAACATAGAACCAATAACATCATATGTATGGTTGGTCATAATCTTTGGAATGCCAGCCTTACCTAATTTTAATGTTAATACTCTGAATGTAGATTTTACAATTTGAGACCTTG